CTATCTGGTCAGGGTGTCGTACTGTTTTTCACAGACTCTTCCGGCTTCGGCTGCCCGGTCAGCATACTCTGCCAGTTGTCTGTTTCTCTCGAGAGATTTACTGAGCACGTCGGCAAGCAAAACTCCGGTGTCTGCGGCTGACGTCCCAGCGCCGACAATGGCGTTATACTGCCTGAGCTGCTCACGGATGGCAACGAGCTGTTGCTGCAACCTGCCAGCGCGAGCTGCAGCATCAAGAGCATCATTGCGCGCCTGGTCGATCCTCTGCTGCGCTTCACGTTCATTGATCGCTTTCTCCTGTTCGTAGTGCTGACGAATTCTCTCATCTTCGGTTTTGCGGTCTTCTTTCGCCTGCGCATACCCGGCGTCGTACTGACGACTGCCGTGTACACTCCAGGCAACAACTCCTGATATGACCAGAACAGCAAGCACCGCCATGATAATCAACTGTTTCCGGTATGCTTTTACGAATGCCAAGATCATACCGCCAGCACCTTACTGGCATTGATGTATCGCGCGCGCCGGTCGTCGATGCCGTTCCGGCCACCATTGATAATCAGAGTTACACGTGCAATATCGCCGGTATACTTCATGCATCCTTTGCTGGCAAAGAACCACGCCGCGCTACGAGCCGCGTATTCGTCCTGCGCCAGCAGTTCAGGACTCTCCAGCAGGTCAACCTTAAGACCGTTTCCACAGTCACGATAGTTATTCAAACCGGTAACCTGGATAAGCCCGCGCCCACGGTAGTTCCAGCCATCACCAGGGGCATTGTTCCCCATGCGTTTGCTGTACACCAGATTGGCAATCGCTCTCTGGCGCTCAAGTGGCAATGGTGGTTCGCCTGCACGTCGCCCCAATGCGTTGGCCTGTCCCTGAGTGAGACGCCCAGCCCGAACAAAGTTAGCCAGTCCGCTGACGCTGTAGTTGAAATTCTCCTGCAACCGGGTGAAGCCTCCAGACTCATGCCCGACCTGAGCAATAAACATAGCCTGATCTTCTGGTTTGCTGATACCAAACTCTTTCATCGCAGAAGTTATATGCGAGAACCAGCGTGCGGCCAGTGCCTCGCTGATACCAGCAGCTCGCTGGAATTGTTTAATCTCCATGTTTAGACCTCGATACTTTGAAAATTTGAACGACGTTACCGCGCGTTTTAATAACCGCAGCTAGCATGACAGCGTTGATAATGACCTCAGATAAATCCACAGCCATTGGCGTACGTAACCAGATTGCATAGGCGACACGAACAGGAATACTGGCCGCAGCAACAATCAGGAAATAAGCAAGCCATCCTCCCCACCTTCGGTGTTGAGAGCCGTTACGCCGGAATGTGACAACGCGAATTGCTATGCCAGTGCAAATAACTGCATTGGTGATAAGCAAAAAAAACTCATGCGTTACCATCGTCTTTTCTCCCCGGAATTAACTCGCGTGGATTATCGGAACGGTGATAGAGCCATATACCAATACGCACAGCGACAATTGCTGACACGAATGCGCCTGCAGAGAAAACAATCCCTTTTTCAAAAGAGTCCTGCGTGATGGTAGGGATCAGGCTGGCTATGCCGATAAGAATTGATGCTGCTGGTTTGTAAAAGAGAAGGCCGCAAAGAAAGCTGAGCATCGACAGGAGCACCCGGCGACGGATGGGGTACTCTACTGCAGAGGTAACAAAAATTACCGCTCCAGCCAAAGCACCCAAAGCAACCTCAGGAGGAACTCCTGCTATCACCGCCGCCAGAGAACTCATGCTAAGCCACTGATTTAAAGTTTCACTGGTTAGTTGAGCTGACATGTTTTCCACCGTTTATATGCATAACAACCTCCTGAACAGTAAAGCATTACGCATAATAAACCATTTATGGTTTTTTGTTACTTTAACATCGTCAATTCCCTGTTTTTCATGCCGAGAATAAAGCTCACCTTTTACATGACTCTGAAGAAACAAACAGTGAAGAGCAGGTTGAATACCGCACCATTTAATGGCGCGGTAGCAGTCAAATAGAGAAATAAACACAAAAACAAAAAACAACAGGAACAGCAAAATCCAACAGACTTCCCACATCCCACACGCGTGGATCAAAACCTCCCCACCACGGCATGTTGATACGTTTCCCTTTCCCAAACTTTTCTATCCAGCGATATTCTGCCTGGGTGTGTTCACGCGCAATGAAGAACGTACAACCGGCTATCGCACCGTAAGCCCAGTTTCCGGTAAAAATACCAACCAGTACCTGAGCCACAAAAGCGCAAAGCGAGTGAAGAAATGGAGTGACATCAATGCTCTTAATCATGAAACTTCCCCATTGGTTGAAAATATGGCTCCTCCAACGCCAAGTGTATTTCGTGTTGTGCTCAACCTCAGAGGGCTGGAGTCAGAATTAGAATATCCTGTAGCAGAAATAAAAGATCCTCCACTAATAGTCAACTGCGGAACATCGGCTATATCTGAATAAGTTCTGTCAGCAACAGTATTATTTATAGCCACATATGATCCAAAAAAACTTCTTATTGTTTGGTTTTTAACTTTACTTCCTTCAATGGTTATCCTACTACCACAGTCGGCAATAAATCCTGAATCTGCATCCAGCGTTGCATTCATAAAAGAAGCTTCAGATCTCTCTACATCAATCCATCTAATATCTTTTGTGGGATTTGCACCAAATACATGACAAATATTAGAGTTAAACCTTACACCATCTTGGAGGTGCATTAATTTTTTTATATCTGTACCCCATAGCCTTGGAAAATTAACAGATGCTCCTGCATGGCAATCAAATCCCAGCTCAGCCCCTGAGATATCTACAGCCTTTCCTGAAATAACAGCACCAGTGTCTGCATTAACGGCTGTTCCACAATTGCGCATATCATTACCAGCAACATCAACGCAACCCGCACCATCAATACGCACACCAAGTGCACATCCATAAAAACCTTTTTCAATATTTGGTTCAAGGACTTTACCACTTGTTTCTGCATCACTTTCTTCAACGTCATGTCGTCTTGCATCAACATATGCTGTATGAATGCAGGTTAATCCACGATATGAGCAATGTATAGTTTTATGGTCGCGTATATTAACATTTGAACCATCTCTTACATTCCATCCTATATAACAATAGCTTGCACTTGACCCCTGAAAATCTGCTTTAACATTATAAATACAATTAACTGACGCAACCGTACTCTCTGTGCACCGTTCAAACTTGCTTACAGGCATTGATGCCTTGACATTATTTACCAGTTGCAGGGAAGAGTATCTGCTATAAGAAAAATCACATACGTAATACCCTTCTGGCATATATGCAGCAACACTTTCCTCATCAGGAGCACATCCGGTATGATATGCACTAATTTTTGCACCAAAACTACCATGAATTCCAACGTAGAACTTTCGAGCACCTGAATACGGATAGAAATTAAGTTCAGCTTTTTGAGTTACAATAAATGCACAAACATCGCTATCATCTCTATTTTCTTCGATCTGAATAGCAAATACAGGACTTTTTGCTGCATCGCAAATGTAAAATAAATACTTGTATTCGTAATACGTTCTAACGATTTTAGTAAACAAACGAGTGTCAGAGAAAACCACTGAGTCTTCTGATGTTATTTTAATCCAAGACAAATCAACACCTGAACTGAATTCAATTTGATAGTTGATAATATGCCCGGTCTTAATTCTTATTTCGCAGAAAGCATTACCACCATCCCACATAGGTCTCATTGACTGGGCTGCAATGATTGCATCTTTGAGTGTAGGGTAATCACCCCATTCGCCAACAGTAATAACAAAAGTATAATATGAGTTAAAAACAGCGGCATTTTTGCCTTTGGATATCAACTCCTTAATCATAAAAATATTATCTTCGTAATCACAAGGAGAAATTATATCCCTCATTTTGCTTTGAAATGTTCGTTGTCTTGCCCCGCTTCCTGACGGTATAAACCAACCAAAACCACCAACAACCCCGGCGATTGCAGCATCGACATAATTACGCATTGAGCGATTATTTACAGCGTCCTGCTCAAATGATGGATCTGCAAGGTTAGAAATTTTGTTTTGCTTTGCATCGTAATATTTTGCAAGCAAAGATGGTTTCATCAATGCACGTCTGAACCACCCAAAACATCGCTGGATCAGCATCGTCAGGTAGTCAAATGCATCTTCATGAACTTCGGGGAAAAATTTTCCCTGATTGCGAAGATCAGTCTCCTGCACCACATCAAGCACACGCTCTATCGTAATTCGCCAGCCAGCAGCAAGCGGCGACGGGAGAACCACTTCACCGCCACTATAAGTGCCCGCTCCAGTTACCTTATAACCGGTATCCAGAACCAATTCTGTTACGTTCCCGTTCAGGTCAGACACCTGAACAACCAGGTCGGTTTTTTTGAAAATACGGAAGGTATACGGAAATGATGTCGTAACGCCGTTACCGGTGTATTCGTTGTGGTCAACTTCGGTTGAGACCGTCATGTTAAATCTCCAGATAGTCGCAGCACCCGTTGCGCCGCATATCTGGTTATTCTATTACCTGAAAAACCACATATGGATAGAAAGACTGTGAATACGAATAGATATTACCTTTCGGGTAATTTGCAAAACGTGCTGGATAGCAAACAAATTATTTGATACTGTATAAATATACAGTTATTGCATGGAGAAGATAAGATGCAGCAGTATCACTATCCACTGGAAGACGGATTTACCGAAAGGATTCACACGCCGGGAGGCGTCAGGTCACTGGTGGAGGGATCGCACTTGATGAAATTACTCCGGGATCTCGATAAGGATGGATTTAATGTCGATGGCCCACTTGCCGAACTGACTGCACTAATTAACTACGTCACCAGCTCACAGATGTCTATGCGGGATCTGCAAACACATCTCGACTATTGTGCCGAACAATTACGAAAACAAACCAGATAAGGTTTGCAATTACCAAATGGAGTGCTTATATTTACCTTTGCGGTAAATTTACATCGCACTCCTCTTGTGCCATAGTAATCGGGCACTGGCAAAATCCAGTGCCGGGATTGGCGTCCCGGGTTACTAAGTGGCGCATACCACGCCAGACGTGGTTTTTTTATGCGTTAAGCACAGCTATATCCGAATTATGGTGGGCTGGGCAGGGGTCCGAAAGGACGCCGGTACCACTTAGGCCGGTACGCCAACCTTGTCCAGTTCACCACCAGTAATTGGCGTTGCGGTGGTGATTAAAATCACTAAGTGGAGATAACCACCATGGCTAATGCTCAAACTGCCATCTTCAAATTTGAATCTGTTAACCCTATCCGTTCCATCATTATCGATGGCCAACCATGGTTTGTAGCCCAAGACGTTTGTAGTGCGCTGCGTATCCAAAACGTCACCCAAGCACTTGAAAAACTGGATGATGATGAAAGGTCTATGTTCAACATAGGGCATGAACATCGTGCAATTTTTGACAGCCGAGTAAAAGAGATCAACATCATCTCCGAGTCAGGCCTCTACACACTGATCCTCCGCTGCCGCGACGCAGTGACACCAGGCACTATCCCCTACCGCTTTCGTAAATGGGTTACAGGTGAGGTTCTTCCTCAGATCCGCCGCACCGGAAGTTACATTAAAAACTCGCTCCCGCAGGAAGAACGCATAAAGATAGTTGCCGACCAGGTAGCCAACGCCACAGCATCAGCAGTGATGCAGGCAATGAAGATAGAGAACAAAACCTACAGTGCCCCACTGAAGCCCGGCTACCGCAGCCTGATTCATTCTCCGTCTGGTGTTCTCGGCCTGACGGAGAACTCACTGCTGATGAATCTGCTGAACCAGTTACAGGAAGACGGGCACGACGTATCGGGCGCGGCGGCGGAGCTGACCACCATGTTCTGCTACATTGTTGGTGTGAGCAAATGCCTGCGTGATATCCAGACCCACGCGGAGTACATCAACGACAAGGCTGGGTTCTTCTGACGGGCGGCGGCACAGGGATGTGCCTTTAAATAATTCTGTACAGATTGCAGACTGTGGGTGAATAGCGTACTATTACCTTAAAGGTAAAGGAGGCGCGATATGACAGCGTTGAAAAATCGTACTCAGCACAATGAACAAGCCAAGCAATGCTGGGATGTCATTGGAAAAGTTATGCTTGGCCGCGCAAGCAAAGAGCGCGACAAGGATATGGTTTACCAGACAGGAACATCTTTCAGCGACTTCAAGGCGGCATTTCGCTCCAAATAGAAGCACATCAGGAGTTTTCCTTGAAGTTTAACATTAGAATATCTAATAGTTTTCTACATGGGGAAAGCAACACCCCTTTCGCTGTAGACGGACCTTTCCTTACTGATGATGAAATAAAAATCATACAAAGTTTTTTAGAGGATGTTGCCAATGGAAGGGCGCTTGTTGGAAAAAACAAGCCCTCGTGGGTTGATGATAACCATGATAAAATTCCCGGCTCAGACAATTATGAGCAAGAGAATTATTGGCATTATCATTGTGGGCCAACATGGTATCCAAACACATTTAAGAATTATACCATTAACTTAAATTTCAACCCTGGCGGAAGGCATTCTAATGAATGCATTCATTATGCAAAAAATGATAATGAAATTGTCATTGTTGGATTTTCAAGAGAACACATACCTTTCCTTTCATCAGATGGAAACAACAATCCGCTTTTTAATGATGAAGAAGAATAGCCCGCGCTGCGGGCTTTTTTGTGGGCGAAACAAAAGTCAGTGCTACACTCATTGACGCCACATTGAGGTGGCTTATAGATGGAAATTTCACAATGAAAAAAGCATTTGCTGCACTGTTCGTTTTGTTGTCTCTGGTAGCTTCAACTCAGGCCTTTGCCGGTCGTTGTCAGCACGACAGCGACACTGCTGCTGACGGCTCCCGCTGCGGTGGGCGTTCTGCGGATTCCCGCCCTGGTGGCGGTGGCATTCGTTAAAAACAAGGCCGCGAAAGCGGCCTGTGACATGTCACGACTTATAAAGATGACTGATATTTTACAACTCTGTTCATGGCATCTTTTTTCACCGAGCTGATATCAGTTCTTATTTTGGCTTCGTCATTACTGCTTATCATGCTATTAATTTTTTGCACTGACATGCCGTTTCTTTCAGCCATTGCACATACAGCAGCATCGTATGAAGAACTCGCTGCGATGGATATCACCTTGTTACACTCAAACACAGCACCTTCAGCAATATCAGATGCCGATGAGGCTGGCTTGGTATAAGTCTTGACGTAGTGATCAATACAACTATCCTTCGCCGTCTTGGCAAGAGAAAAATCCATTTTAACTTTGTCGCAATATGCCTTATCAACACCGTCATAAACATCATAGGATGTCGAGCAAGCGGATATCAAAAATACCGATAACAGCAATAATTCCTTCATTGTTGTTCCTTATTGCGGAGTGACATCCTGAGGTCGCCACCAGTATGTCTGGTTAAACTCTTTCTTCGAACGTTGCTCCATTTTACGCAAATAGCCTGGTGAAAAATACTCCTGCATCTGATTAAAGATCATGTGATCGAGAGCCGCCTTCAAGTACCAGAGATTCGCACCAGGCATCAAACCTTTCCCAAGCTTAACCAGATCACCACCAGTCTGCTCATTCTTCCCTTCCACAGCATTTAACGGTATGCCCTGAGCAATCTTCACTACGTCATCAACCAGACCAGCTACCGGGCCAAGCATCGACGCTAGTGCGCCGCTCCCGTACCTGGTGTGGTCAGAGAAAAGAAAATCACCATACAACCCTGCCCCACCACCTTTTAAAAATGCATTTATCCAGAATTTAACCATGTTGTCACCGGTCATTTCTTTTGGATTTCTCCCATTAATAAGATCAGTAATCTGCATGGAAAGAGCACCAAGCATGGTTGTGCTTGCTAAAAACGTTGCTATATATGCCGCACGCCCACCAGCAGACGGCATCCCCATAGCTCTATGCCAGTGACGCATAACTACCGAGATAGGGAACGATTTAAACAGGAAAACACTTCTCGTTAATTCACCTTTCCATGTTCCACGCTGAAGACCAGACCCTACGAACATCTGTTCACGTGCGCCCGGTGTAATAACAGCCATATCAACTTCTTCAGTTACGGCACCGAGCAGTTTACGCATTGCCTCAAATTTCACGCGTTCAGGCTCACCAAGATGTTTAACTGCTGAATCAGGGATACGCATAATGCTTTCCGGTGTCAGCATCGTATTATTACCGTTCCCCCAGTCCTCCTGTTGCGCCAGCTTCCATACGCTCCAGTCTGTGTCAGTAATCCCTTTGCTTTTCAGGATACGAAAATCAGAGTCATCGAGGCTACGAAGGTCTGGTGTCCGTGACACTACTTCTCCCAGGCTTCCCATCATGGTTACGCCATAGGCGCGCTTGTGCGCATCTGACCATGCTGTAAGCCCACTGGCACGCATTACCGCCGTTGCCGCCCAACGAGACACAGACGGCCCCATATTATCCATCGCCCAGCGGTTAACGCTGCCAAGTAGAGATTCCATCGCCAGGCCAGCGCGGCGCGCCCGCGCAAGCTCAGTACGGTTCGTTGGATCCATAGCTTCAAGCTGGTTGCGAAATAACTGGTTCATTGGAAGGTTGGTAACCTTCGCAGACAGATACATGGTTCCAAGATCAGAGAACGATGACAGCAACGCGGATCCGAGTCTGCTGGCAACCAGCCAGTTGCGGATATTGTCAGACCATCGCGCGATGTGCGGATTCGCTACAGGCTGTGTTTTTCCGGAAATAAAGTTGTACAGGTTCTCTGTTTTGTTCGCCAGACGCTCGACGCTACCGGTTTTACTCGGGTTAGCTGTTGCCGTTTCTGCCTTCACCTGATCAAGAAGAGAGCGGAAAACATGATCGGGGTTTGGGCCATATGTTTCCACCAGTGCAATATCTTTACTGATACCTTCAAGGTGACCGACCATGATTTCCCATAGAGAGCGATCGCCATAAAGTTGCTGATATTGCAGATAGGAATCTGCATCTTTGAAATGTATCTGTCGTGATGCATTACCACGGTTAGCACGTGCGCCGGAAATTCGCATTCCGGTATCAGTAAGCTTATTCAGCCCACCAGTAGCGATCGTGTTATAAGCCTCTCCAAGAAATGCAGACAACTCGGCATCGTTCATCAGTTGTCCATCGGCTCGGGTATAATATTTGCGATCCAGCTTACCTATAACATCGCTAACCCATTTATCTTTTGATACCGCCCCAACCTTTTCCATAGAATGATGTTGAGGGATCCCCCAGTTTTCGAGATAGCCAATGTCCCCACCAGCATCATTAAACCGGCGGCGCAGCAGCTCTGTAACTTCTCTCCACGCCTTAGCACCTTTTCTTGCTTTAGCATTGCCAGTATTTTGCCCCCGCATTTCATATACCAGGTCACGTACGCCCGCTTCATCTTCAAACAGACCAAAAAAGCGAGGATCAACTGCTTCGAATGCCTCCTGCAATTGACTCAATGCATAATCACGGGTGGCTTTTGTTCTGGATTCAACAGAGAGGAAATTCGATTTACCGTCTGCATTAAAAGCAATAGTACGGTTAAGAGCGCCAAGTTTCCCATCAGCCCCTTGATAGCTATTGATAAATTTATCCAATCTCTGACGTGCGGCTATAGTGAGGGCCACACGACGTTTCTTTAATGCCGCTTCTCGCTGTAATTCTTCAGATGCCAATTGTGCTGCACGATACAACCGTTCTGATTCGGAAAGTTGTCGCCACGACATCGGGTCATCACGAGCAATGGAGCGCATATTTCGATAAATGCGGTCTTCAATGTTCTGTATTTCTCGCGCCGTTAACGTGCGCTGCGCCGCCTGCTGGACCGCTTGTATACATTCCTGTCTCATTTAATTTAACCTCTCAAGAAACACGCCACAGCAACATCAAACAGGCTGGAATCCTGTATTGCCTGCTCACTTTCCCTGTTCGCTTCATCCAGTACTTCACGCGCACTGCGCGATTGTGGATTACCATCATCATCCAGCACGGTGATTATCATGTCAGGTGATTCAATCAGCGAGTCTTCAGCTATGCGCAGATCAATATCTCCTGCCTGATCTGACATCATTTTTTGTTCTGCCTGTTGCAATATTTTATCAGGCTCAAAAGGAGCTACTTCGTCTGGCGTCCTGACCTCTGCTGTTTTATAGAATGAAACAGCCTGAGCATTAAGTTCACTTTCTGCCTGCTGTCTCCGAGCCAGTTCTGCTCGAGCTTCAAAAAACTGACCGCCAGGCTCGTGCGGTGCCAACGCGTTACGGGAAAATTCCAGGCGTTCTTGTGCCTGCCGGATTCGTTGATCAATATCGCGAAGTCTGGCCTGTTTATCTGATCGAGCACGAGACAAAGCTTTACCGCTACCGGTTGGCTCTTCTGCAAGAATTTGTGCACGCTGTTCAGTGAGATTTTCAATAATTCGTTGGCTATTAGCGATTTCAGACTGGTAAACCTGTCTATCTCCACGCGGCAAAAGCTGCGCGGCCTGTTCTTCAAGCAACCGATTTTCTATAGCGCGCGCCGTTACTCCATCATCTACAGATGACAGAGCCTCATTAACTGCCTGAGACAGCAGACTCTTGCGCCAAGGAATTTCACTGAAAGATGCAGACTCAACAATGCTGGAAACGTCTACAGGTCTCCCCTGGCTAACATCAGACATAGCTTTTCGCAGAGCCTGAATGTGAGAATTGCGCGAAAGCACGTTGATCGGCACGCCGGGCGCAATATCAATTTCAGCATGATGAGCGGCATTCGCCGCCAGTGCAGCATCGATATCAACTGGTGAAAAATTTGGTGCGCTTGTAGACTCGCCGCGAGAGTTAATAAATCTGCCGACACCACCAAACGCCACCCCAAGAACAGCATCAATAGCAATTGCCTGTCGATCCAACACATCATACTGGTTAGCCATTTCGCTATAGCCACCATCACGAAGTGTTTTTGCAGTAAGCCCACGCTGTGCCATACCGAACGCAATATTTGTACCTGCGGCATAGGCAATATCTGGCGTTGCACGTACTGCTGTTGCTGCGGCGCGTCGCACTGAACTCTCACCCGTCCGCGCAAGCTGAGCCGCCACACCTTCCGCCAGCGCACCACCAGCACGTAACCCGAGGCTCATAGGGATCAGTGTTCCGGCACCAGCAGTAATGCCCTGCACTAATCCCGCTTCCTGCGCCGTCCTGAAATCAGCACCCTGTGCTGTCAGCCGTTCAAACTCAGAAAAACCCTGTAGCGAAGTTACCGCCGCTGCACCTCCGACAGGACCACCGAGCGTTGTACCGACAACAGCCTGCCCGCCCATATCGAACAACCCATAAAGAACCTGCCCGGCGGTTCCGGTTGTCGCGGCATCAGGCGTCAGCCGCTTAACCTGCTGCTCTGCTAGTTTTCTCTGCTCGGCAATGTATGAAACTGAAGTATCATTGAGCGATGTGTTTTCGTTAATAAACTGAGCAATCGGGGATACGATTTTATCCATCCCTGCCCATAGCAACTGATCTGGCTTTGCCACCAGCCCGGAGTACAAACCAGACAATGCCGCTCCTACAGCATTGTCGAAAAAACCAACATAGCTGTTAAAGCCAGCTGGATTTGATGCTGCTTCGTCAAGCTGCTGATTCTGGCTTACTGGATTAAGGCCAAAGTAACTCATTGCGGAATATCTCCGGAGAATCTCTGACGTTTCTGTGTCAGATTAAGAACAACGGGAGAACCATCATCTTTCAGCAGATAACCAGTACCAAGTTTCACCAGGTACTGACTATCGCCGTAACTTTGCAAACCATACTGACCAGGCGGTGTTTTTATCCCGGAGCCGACAACTTGTTCATTCCAAGCCTGATTAACCTGCTTATCGAATTGCTCTGCAGACATTCCCCACGGCAAAAGGACATTCCCCATTCCGTTATAGTCATGCACGCCACCTGTAGCTACGTTAACAGCCTGTTTCCAGATATCAGTGTCAATTTCGCCTGATATCACGCCTTTTTTCGCCATCACACCAGCGTAATAGTCCTTTGCGATCTCGTATGCCATTGATGCCCCCTGAGCATCACCAGCAAATGCATCCTTCACCATGTCAGAAAACTCAAGGCGAAGATCAGCATCTTTAGGCATCGGAATACCTTTCGCATCATCAGTACCTTTACGAGCCGCCGCGCCAGTAAGAATTGTCTGCGCAGCGGTTTCAGGAGACACGGAAACATCCGGATTAAACCAGTTTTTTTCTGCCAAAATACCACCAGGCTTGTCCATCAGTATCCCGGCAACGGCAGCAGATGGAGCGTTGGCACTGATCTGCTGTAGTGCTGACATATACACCTGCCCACCACCAGTGCTCTGCCTGATGGTATCGAGATATGCTGCCTGTTGGGAAACTGGAGCATCACGAAAAAAAACACCGATCTGATTGGCCTCGTCTTTGGAAAAGAACGTCAGTGGAGTGCCATATGACTTAGCAAGGTCACTGACCTGAGCGGCACGCAAGGCAACGCTCTGTCCAAAGTTATCCTTATTGCTCATGTCGATAGGCTTTGCCTGTCCAGAGGCAAGAGAGAACTGCACAGGATCAGACTGCCGCTGCTTTATCACCTGATTTGCAGCCGAAACAACGTTGTCATAAAGAGCTGCGCGAGCCGCATAACCCTCCCCTGTCTCACCAGTATCCGGGCGTAATTGCTCAACATATGCTGTAATGCTGCTTGTCGGCATGTTGCGGAAAGAGCCTATATACTGTCCGGCGATCTGCGTATTCTTAAACTCGGTATATCGCAGGTTTCCTTCTCTGACTCCATAAGCTGCAATAAAATCAGCCTCACCAGGTGGGTTAGGAAATTCAACGCCACGCATATACGCAGCCGTCGCATCGCGAACCTGGCTGTCAATCATCGTTTTATATTCAGCCTGCTGCTGCCGACGCAGTTGATCCGCCTGCCGCATAAAACTTGCCTGAGCCTCAGGAGATGCCGCATCGAATGCTGCATTACCGGTATAGCGTTTGGTGTTGGTTGGAATTGTTGATAAACCAAGTGCTGCACTGACACCAGCAGTTAACTGCTGATCACTGTATGGCTGGCTACCGTTCTCATGATGGATAATGGCTGCACAAAGCGCCTTCAGGGTATCAGGATTTGATGCATCGAGAGGCTCATCAGCAGAAACGCCAAGTTGTTCGCACACTGCTTTGATATACGACATAGTGTCATTTTTATCAGTAGGCGGTGCCCAGCGATTAATTATCTCGCTGACGGTATCAATACCCTGCCGCTGATACGACATCAGGTTCCGCCCTAATGCACGAATCCCGTGTTCAGGTGTTTCGAATTTAGCAAATCTACCATCATCACCGGTCTGGCCTACCCACGGATTAGTTTTGCTGTATTCGAGATTTCCGGGGTTATTGTTGCGTATGCCACGGACACGCTCGGAAGAGCCACTATCTGTTACAGCACGGCGAGCTCCAGCAGCAGTATCACTTAACTCGCCATTACTTTGGATGAATGCGGTCGCATTGTTTGCCGACCACTGGGACAATGCTGCATCAGCAACCTTCTCTTTAAACTCGATTTTCTTGGCCTGTATTTGCTCGTCGCTCCAGCCATGTGCAGCACCGTACTCCTCAATTTGCTGGAAAGTTTGCTTATTAGCCAATACGTATGCGGCGTTGTCGCCATACAATGCTGCGGCATTTTTACCATTGTTCAGCAGCGTAGCCTGAAACTGGCCTTCTTCGTAGGCATTTATTTGCCCTATCTCGTGCCGCCCGGCCTGCGTAGTGAACTGAATGCGCTGCTGCTGCGCCTGCTGCATGAAAGCATTACGAGCCTGTTCATCCGGCAGCGACATAGCCAATTGTTCGACCTGAGCATCAAACTGCTGCGTATACTCATGGCCTTTTCCAATAGCATTTTTCCCTTTCAGGTTAAGCAATCCTGTTTCAGGATTATTCAGCAAATCACTGCTTATCTGACTGAGGTTAAGAGATGCCTCCTGAGCCAAGGCAATATTGGCACGCTGTTTTGCCTGCCCCAAAACATCAATTGCCTCTGCCCCTGCCCGAACAAAAGCATCACCAATACCTGGCTGAGAAAACGTCTGCAAGCCTGCTGACTGAACTCCACGGCTCTCAACCTGACGTCCGGATACTGTTGGTACGACTGGCATTATAATCCTCCGGGTAATCTGGTTCCTGCTGCTGCTCCGATTGGCGCAGGGGTGCTTTGAGTAAACGGACTCCACGTCCCACCAAACATCTGGTACGCACCGTATGCCTTCAGAGGCGCAGTGAGCAATGTTGTTGCTGCTCCCACATTCCCCTGTTTACGGGCTGAACTGGCTTCTGCTTTATAGTTGGCAGCCTGAACCTGATAACCGTAAGCCTCGCGTTGCGCGTTATTCACCGTCGTCAGAGAATCAAGAGCGCCAAACTGGGCAGTGTCGCCAAATATATCCAGCGCGTTACCTGTAGATAAATCAGCGCCGGTAGCCCCCATTGTCGCCGCCTGTGTACCAAGCCGCTGTCGGGTCTCTCTGCGCCGTTGCTCAGCTTCAGCGTTACCTCTGTTTATTGCATCATTTGCCTGAGCTGTGGCTATATCTGCGTTCGCTTCTGCAACCTTCGAGGCATACTTTCCCTGTTGGTACTGGGTGTATGCCTGAATGCCACTCATGGCGAGCATTGCGCCACCAGCAATAACCGGATCGCACATTATTTTCTCTCCATGTGAAATCTGTGGAAATTAAGACCAAGAGCACCATAAGGCGCGGCTTCTTCAAGCCTGAATCCAAGCCAGTGCAGCCATGCTTTGGCAACATGGTTTCGCTCGTCGACGTAGTTTTCCAGGCGCGGATAAACTGCCAGCATCTGCTGCAATACAGGGCGGCAGTGGCGCAGAAATGTCTTCTGATATTTTTCAATACGGCTGGTTCCTACCAGCCAGGGCGTACCATTGCCACCGATCATTGACGCCGGAGATACGCCAAACATGGTTACCAGTTCTCCGTTCGCAAATCCTGACCAGGCCATAGTCGCAGTGCGAAGACCAACACGCAGCGCATCTTCGGTAGTCATCAGCGATACCGCATACAGTTCGTCAATATCAGCCTGACGAACATCCGGCAAAATCATCTGAAGATGCTCTTCGGTGGCGGGAATAATTTGAACATCGATCATCAGAATCCCCCAACAGTAAGACGAGGAATAACGGCAAGAACAGACAGCGGCAACGGGTCAAGCTGACGGATTCTTACACGTCCGTTTTTGCCCCAGTTACTGTCCAGTTTCACTTCTACTTTTCCGGTAGCGTCATCAACAGGATCATCGTAGAACTCGAATTCACGCTGTGGATATTCGTACCATTTACCGCCGGGCGTAGTCGCCCAGATGCCGCGGCTGGCATTCACAACCAGAGTAACGGATGGGATCACCTGTTTTTTGTCCAGCAGCGTTTCCTGTCCGTTAATGTTGATATCCAGTGTTTCGAATTCAGCAGTTATTGGCAGGCCGATGTGCACTACAGCCCCCGGTGATTCCAGCGTGACGGCACCTCCGGAAACTACTTTCTGTGGTTCCACGTTCGCATCAGAGAGGATGTTTACGGTCTGACCTTCAAGATGAGACAAGCCGCCAAATGCCCGGCGCGCCATCTGCCAGTTCGTGGTGGCCACATTCCTGAGGGATGGCGGGACGTTCCTGTTAGCACGAACCACTACAGCGGTGTTGCTGGTTACAGAAATAATGTCGCAACGTAATTCTTTTGACACTTCATCGCCAGTATCAGGATCAGTTCCGGTATAAGGGAACTGTAGTTGCGCACCGACATCACTACTGGTGAAGTACGCACCACCAGAAATACTGATTGTATATTCCGCGCGGTAATCCCATTCGCCAGAACCACCAGTGATGGTCATCGTTCTGTCAGACGTATTTCTTCCATCATAGCTAAGGCCAGAATCAACAAAGAAAGCATCTTCATCGCTGGTAAATAAACGGCTGGACAGTCGCTCGATGTATCTCACTGTTTGCCCGTTAACGGTTCGGTTAACGACGAAATACACCGCATCTTCATTTCCTTCGCTGATACTGCATGTGCTTTCATATTTTCCGGTACTGGATTGTGGTGCCCATGCAAAAACCTGCTGATCACGCAAATAGGTCATCACCAGTAATTTACCGTCATCACGAATGCAGAAGGCGCTGGAGTAAGGGACAATAGAGAAGCACCAGTCAACAATGCTGTGCTTCTGAAAAAGATGATTGGCAAGGATGGTCAGGTCGTTCCCCTGATAGCCGTCAACATCGAATGAGTAGGCCAGATCACGGACAACACTGCCTTTCTCCTGGACGAACAGAGCAATATTCGCCACGGCAATTGGTGGGACATTGCTAGAGCCATTTGATCCCTGAGAGCTGAATGCAAATGATGATGGGGTTAACACTTTGTTCTGGTCGCCGGTGATGACGTACTCACCTCCGGAAGTCAGTGCCACCAGCGAACCGACATCAATCAGGTGGCGGATCTCATTAACCTGACGCCCGGCATAGGTGTAGATAATTCTGTCGTCATCCTGCGTAGGATTGCTTTTGCCAAAATCCTTATAATCCCCGGTACGGCTGGCCCAGATAGTCTGAGGGAACGCAGTCGATGCGGCGAAGTAAAGACGTTGTTGATAATAAACAACAGTGCTAGGATAACCATTAACACTGTTCCAGGCATATTTAGCCCATTTATAGCTGGCATTATCCTCGCCAACTACCTGCGAAGGGATATAGGAAATCACCTCGGCAGTTGCAGTAGTTCCATTTGCAGCAGTGATACGGGCAATGCCAAAACCACTGTGCAGATATTCCCACTCAATGCCAGTATCATCATCACCGGATCCGCCCCAGCCATCCCATGATGTGCCTTCTGTATGCGAAGGGCGCAAAGTACCTGTTTTGCCTGCTGTAACGGCGCGATAGTAGTTACTGTCTGCACGGCGAATATCGCCAATCGACGTACTCTTACTGGTTTCCCATACCGGCACTGAATCCACTGCAGGCTGTTCCAGATAGAACAATTTGCCTACCTGCTCCGCGCCAAAAATAGAGGCGCTTGCCGTTAACGTAATTGTCCCGGTGCTGGCGCTGGCATAAACCGTCACTGACTCGTCAATATTGATATCTTCAAATGGCCCGTTCTTCGTTACCACATCAACCAGTTGCCAGTTGTCATGAGCATATCGGCGCAACTCTTTCGGCGGGTATGCCGGGTGAACCAGCGTAAGCACGTCGGCGCTTTGCGTGAATTTAATTCGGAACAGATCAGCTTCAGTATATGGCGTGGCAATTTCATAAATAACATTGCTGCTGTTCAGCACCAACGCACCATCTTTGATAACGCGCATGTACTGGTGTCCGAACTCCAGAGCATAGGTCTGAACCGTCGAGAACTGGAACGGGATCAGGCGGCATTTCCGATTTGGGTATTTGGCGGCACCGACAAAACGCGTACCAGGTCGATTCTCAACGCCGCCATACTGCCGCACGATAAAGTTATCGCACTTGCGCAATGCCACCTGGTACTTCGCCATGTCGATACGACCGTACAACGACGGTCCAATCTCACCACCGGCAAAGCTGGGCTGGATCCAACTGATAGCCATCAGGACAACCTCGCAATGGTAAACTCGTCAACCGGTGGCTGTGGTTCCTGTGATTCATTCTGGCTATGCGAGCCAGCACTAAGAATCACGCGATTGTACATATTGAGGGCAAACGTACCGAGGTCTGCATTCCCAGTCAGCGCCATGTTAATGGCTGCCGCAAGACGCCAGGCCAACGCCTCCATAAAAATGGCATCAAACATGTTCACATCTGTAACGCGAGAGACATACTTGAGCCATGCCTGAGGCTGGTCTGTGTAGATCAACTTTCCTGTTCCGTTGGTGTCTGCACCAACTTCGTACTGAACGCGCATTGCTGCTGTTGGATTGCGTACACCAGGAAGCATAATTTCAGTAATGCGCAGACAATCGGACGGGTACTGGTACGCATATTCCCAGTCAGGCGGTGGATTGCTCGTATCTGCAAGCGCCACGCGTTTGGTAGCAAAGTTCCAGTCAAAATCAGAAAGCACAGCATCACGGCAGGCCTCAAAGTGCAGCGAACATTCCCCCGCTTCCTTGCTGGCTTCCGTCAGGCTGTTAATACTGCGGCTGTTGCCAATATTGGACAGCGCACGATTGCAGATCTCTACTACAGAGGCCATAAGTTTCTATACTCCTGCAATAAAGGGGCCGAAGCCCCTTGTCTGATTCGCGAGGCTTACACGCCCAGTTCTTTACGCTTATCTGCGATCTTCTCGCGGAGCGTTTCGGCTTTGGCGTTATGGTGTGGCTTCTCGTTAAAGAGCAATTCGTACTCTTCACGGAGCTTATCCAGTTCACCATCATCTGACACATCGTTGATGATTTTGGTGCTGGTTGCTGCCATTGACACTTTTCCTGCAACTTTTGCTTTTGCCTGTCTGGCTGCATCGTTAACAGGTTCCAGTGCGCTACCAGGCTCACCTTCGTATTCGATTTCTGCCCCCTCCGGCCACAGAGTGTTATGGATATGAGAGAGGCGCAGAACGCGGTATCTTGGTTTCTCACCTGACATCAATATCACCTTAACCAGTTACTTTTGAGCGGATCGGGTACGGCGTATTGGCATCAACATCAAGATTGATACCCGCAGTGAATTTGCCAGCCGTTAGTGGGCCAGTTGCGACGGAGTAGTTAACACGCAGATATCGCTGAACACCGGCAGGCACCTTTGCAGAAACAACTCGTTTACCTGCTGTCAGGGTAGCCTTTGCCAGTGCGCCACTATCATAAATAGTGGACCATAAGCTGTTATTCTCACTCGTCTGCAACTGGATGTTTACAGTTGCCTCACCACTTGCCGTGGCGGCTTCGTTAACCAGCGCCCAAAACTCAAGCGGGTAACCCACGCCGATATCGCGACGATTTCCATCAATTGGACCTAGATCGATTACGTCAGTAGAAGCCGCGGTATCAGTTACCGCCTGTGCTTCGGAGAACATCAACAGTTTGTCGGTGATCATCTTCTTTCTCCATTAGTGGGTCTGTTACGACCCACTGGTTAATAACAGGCGTTACACCACACGGGCTTCTGTTTCCAGAAGCGCATCAGTTTCACGGATTGGTACACCACGGAATGAAGTCCACCACTCGCCTTCTGTCTCTTTTACGCTGATCGCCAGAGATGTTTTCTCCAGAGATTGCAGATCAAGAGCCTGGCCTACAGTGCGGTTCATGTAGAACACCGGGCGACCCATTCCACGGTTTGGAATGCGATGCAGTGCTTTAACCATCAACTTCGCAATATTTGCGGCAGAGGAAGGTTCTGAAAGATTGCTGACATCGATGTTTGCAATGCGAACAACATAACGCCAGTCACGCAGAGCAAGTCCGTTGTCCCATTTGTAATGGGTACGGTAGCCTTCGTACTTGCCGCCATTAGCATCTTCCAGTGTCACCTGGCCTTTATCTTCCATCTGAATGCCAGCCTTCTGCCCTTTCGGGAAGATGCCATGCACGGTGTTTTCGCCCCACACCACTAACCAGATTGAGGTGTTATCTGTGCCCGTGCCACCAGCATCAATGATGTTCTGAGCATTACCTGCAGACAGGCTGGAATAGCGGGAGGACAGTCCCATAAACTGCTGAGGGTTAACGCTGGAATCACCATAAAACAGCGTCTGCGCCATCTGCTGATTCATCGCTTCAATAAATGCGCGGTCTTCAGACAGGCGGAATTCGGCGGTATTGCCGTTCAGATCAGCCAGTGACTTATCGACTTCAGCATAGGTTTCCAGCATGCCAACGGAATCGGTTACCTGCACTGTGGTTGATTTGCTTGGCTGTACGCCATAGTTCAGCAAACGCCAGGTAGCTGAAGGTAAACCAGAACGAATGGTGGTTCGGTGTCCGGTAGGAAGGTTCCCTTCGACAAAAGGCATATCCTGAAGGATCGGGTTAGTTTGACCGAGAAGCTCGATAATCTTATCGACTTTCCCGTTTGGATCGACGCGCTTACCCCAGTCAGCCAGCGTTAGCGCAGTTAAGCCTTTAACAGCCATTGTCATTTCCTCTCTTATTTGCCATAGAGCACTTCGGCCGCACTACGCTGGCCTTCATTACCACCGGTGACCATGCCATCTTCAGACATCGCCTTTCCGATTTTCACGAACGTTTTGACCAGATCAGGGTGATTACCCAGCCCGGTGGTGTTCAGATATTCTTTGAGTTCAGGTGTCCCGAACTGGTCAAGCGCACGCTGTGCGGCGCTAAGGTTAGAAATCAACTTGTCGCCACCGATTTCTTTGTCAGCTTTTACATCCGCAGCCCACTGCTCGGTTGTTTTCTGCCAGGCTTCTGCCTGGCGCTGCTGAACACCTGCCAGAATCTTCGGATAAGCATCAACCAGCTTTTGCGCTTGCTCGTTGGTCAGGTTAAGTTCTCGCGCCACCGGCTCGAATTCCTTCAACGCTTCTGTATCCAGCTCTACGCCTTCGGCAGCCTGAAACTCGTACTTCTCAGGCGCACCCTCTGGTTTATCGCCGTCCTTTTTTTCATCCTGCTTATCGTTTTCAGGCTTTTTGTCATCAGCAGGTTTATCGCCATCAGCAACAGGTTGTGGCTTATCACCTTCCTGTTGTGATGGATCACCAACTGGAGCAGGGTTATCACCTGCAGGCGCTGACGGTTCTGACGCAGCCGGAGCTGCTCCACCATAGACTGGTTGCTCATTGCAAAGACGGCTATACAGCAAACGCTCAAATAAATTCATGATCACTCCTGTTCACTGGCCTCTTTGGCCATCTTCAAATACTGTTCAGGGCAATGCGCCATAACGCGCTGAAACAGTTCCAGCGCCAGATTGCGTTGCCCCTCATTAAATGCCATTGCCATAGCGTCCATCGGTGAGATAGCGGAAAACACACGGCCTTTCTCCAGCACCGACCAGACAACGCGACGCCCCTGTTCACTGCTCATGACAAAGCGAATGTCATCAATTTCACGCTGTGCCATGTCACGTTGCTTACGGGCGTTTTCTTCTTTCAGTTGATCGTCTTCGTAATCTGTCATTGTGATTGCCCACACTGACCACTAACTGCATTCGCCATAGCTGACAAAACACTCGGATCCGAAGTTTTAGCTTCGCTTAGCGTCTTGGCACCCTGTGCCGCCGCCATCCCCATCGCCATCATTTGTTGCTGCTGTTGTTGCTGTGCCCGTTGCTGGCGAGCCTGCTCAACCTGTTCCTGCGGAACAATGACGGTTGGAGACACTCCGGACATATCAGCGAATGCATCGATCGCCTGATCAACGTTGAGTTTGTCGAGAGCTTCTGGTTTCGCTTGCGCAAGTTGACCAATGAAGTTAACCGTGGACGCCAGACTGGACAGGCCGATAGACTTCTGCGCCTGAGCCATGACGGAAATGTATTCGACCTTCAGGGGCATACCTTCCATCGCGTCAGGCGGTGGCGGCAGCATGTTTTTACGCACCATCATCGAGAAAGCGCGGTCAATGAGAGGGTTAAGACATTCGTCGTTCAGACGCTCCAGAACCGGCCCCAACATCAGAAGTTTTTCTTCTTTCATTTCGATCACCGCTTCAACAGGCATCGAGCGGGTATTGATGTTCTGCAACATCATGAACAGATCGACAAAGTAGGCGCTGTTAATGATTTGACGAGTGTCCTGAATGTCTGCTACCAGATCTGCTGTACTGGGGTTAACCAGATAAGCAGGCCTGAAACCATCCTGACCAGTAATCTGATCGATATACGTGATGTCGCCAGGAAGAAGGGAGGCGCGCTGATTCTTGAGGGAAGTCGGAGCAACCATCGGCGGATTGGTGGCTTTATCAATCAACTGCGACTTGCGCTTCTGGAGAAGCTGCAATGCCTTAACAGGTCCAAGCGCCAGCATACCCGGGCATGATGATCCATAAACATCTTCGCCATTAACTTCCCAGCGCGGAGCCATAATTGGAAACTCATCAAATCCGGACTCACGCAACAACTTGTCGTTATCGCCACCAACCTCGTAATAAACCGATTTGAATGGCTTGTTCTTGCTATCCAGCTTCGATGTATCGCGGTCAATGTTCGGGTAAACCGAATGCATCACGTCAATCCACTTCTCGTAGGTGCCGCTTTCCCACATGCTTTTTACGGATTCGCTGACGTTATTTAGCCCGAACTCCTGAACAAGCTGACGAACAGTCATAGAGAACTTGCGAAAACAGGTGTCCACACTGCCACGAGGTGAGTTAGCAAGGTAGTAACTGCCTATCGGGAATGGCATTGTGCGAATGATGTCCTCGTCATCCTCCAGCACCGCCATTGCGCCAGTGCTGTATGTGCCGAGGCTTCCGTATAACTGCGGAAGAGACTGGTAGAGATTCGACTTATTGAACATATCGTTCATGCGGTTCTGCACCGCCTCGAGCCACAACTTAACAGGACCATAATCCATCATTTCAGGATCTGGCGTAGCCAGGCGAAACCACGGACGCGCAGGGCTTGTGATGCCTGACATCATGCCGCTGGCGAGAGTGCGCGCCGCCATAGTCCCGGTCGAATCAATAATGCGTGTATTGCGTCGATCGTTACGGTTGACCTCAGAAGTCAGAAAGCGGGAACCACGCGGGTTGATGTAATCACTCAACTCGCGCCAGTGCGGCTCGAACGACTGACGCTCGCTTTCAAGTTGTGCGAACTGTTTGTTCAATCGCTCTTTAGTTGTTTCCGCCATTTCAATGACTCCGGTTACTGACCAAGCAGCGTTTTACCGCTGGTATTAGCGGTTGATGTGTCGCCCTGAGAACCGGTAAGCAGCGTAGAACTACGACCAGCAGCAGCGCGACGGCGACGTGTTTCTTCGTCGCGGGCATCAACAACGGCGGCATCCTGCTCCTGTGGTGCTGCCTGAACTTCTGGTGTTGCAGGCACTGATGGTGAGCTACCCATGCACATATCAATGACTCCGTACGCAATTAAATTATTACCAATTTAACCACATATGATTTATTTATCGTAGAAGGTTGACATTTAACGCGTGAATTATTACCTTTCAGGTAACCAAAGAGCTCATTCTGGTTACTAACCTGACTGGCTTGTCGTTAAATTAAACAGGTGGAGTGAGCTTTTATTTTGAGCAGTACGGCGTATGGCACATGCGCCGATAGCGGTCTGGATACGTTTAAGGGGCACCCTCCCTTGCTCGGGCAAACGAACCAGGTAGCCGGAATGTGCAAGTCGAGCGGTTTTATTCCGCGCACGGGGATTCACCATCCCGGCGATTCGGTGTGACGCCTCGGAAGAGACGAGGGTACAACGATGAGAGCATTTATGGAGCCGCGACAAAGTGTGGCGCCTTAACAGGCTAAGTGCTCTCAGCGTTGTGGCATTAGCTCAGTCGGACAGAGCAACCGCCTTCTAAGCGGTTGGTCGCAGGTTCGAATCCTGCATGCCACGCCAGAATCACGCCTAAGGACCGTGATGCCAGAAGTTCCAGGGGCTTGGCGGTGATGGTTTCCCTTGAAGGGCTATCACCGCCCTTTTTACAGCAGGACGCCATTGCGATGACTTCATGCTGTAAACCAGTACAGCCACGGAAGGCATAACTCATTGCTTCCAGTTCGCCCGGTTCGCCGGGCATTTTTTTAAGGTGAGATTATGAGCGAAACATCAACAGTATCTTTCTCCACTGCTTTGTCATCACTCAAAGATGGTAAGCGCATTGCACGTGCCGGATGGAATGGGAAAGGCATGTATCTGCAATTAGTTCAGCCACCGCAATCAGCCACTCCGAATGATTGGCGCTATGACGTTACATGTGGTGACGAGTATACATTTGTACCTGGCGTTAAACTTCTACCGTGGATTGGGATGAAAACTGCTGACGGTTGCTTTGTACCGTGGCTGGCATCTCAAACCGATCTGCTATCTGATGACTGGATTGTAATTCAATAACACCGTGACATGTCACAAACAGCCAGCCTATGAGCTGGCTTTGTTTTATCCTCATCAGAGGATATCAACGACATTATCCCCACCAGCGGATTAAGCATAGGGATCGTAATCTGTGATGGCCTTGCCTTGCTGGTTCTGCTGCCCGGGAATTCGCAGACGCTTCGACACAGGGAACGCAAACGTCAGCAGTAGCGCATCGCCTTTACCAGGCGAACGCCCAAGCCGCTCCTTGATATCTTCCTTCGGTTCGATAACGATTTTACCGTCCACTCGAACTTTGTACTCTGCCGCCGACAGATCGTCCGCTGTTTCCTGGTCATCCAGCATCCCGCCCAGCCTCAGCCATGTCTTGCATGAGTTGAACATCTCCCCACGCTTGTTGAGCATCTGCTGGTCAGTAGACGCGCCACCGAACGGAACAAGTTGCCATGTGCGCCCCCAACCATCACCGATTGACTTCAGACCGGTACCGTAACCAAAGTCGATGAACACTGCGTCAGCCTGATACAGGTCTTCAAAGTCAGCGATACGCTTCGCCATAATCAGATCGTCGGTAGTCTTGTTGCCAGTCCACAGCACCTTACTGTGTAGCCCCTGCCGCAGGTATATCACCGCGTCATCAACGCCTGAATATGCCGGGTCAACACCGATTATCACCGGAGCATGCGCCACCTGCGCAGCGGTTACCACCCGTTTCATTGCCTCATCAGTAAGACCGGTAGGGATAAACTGCAATTCAGATGCATCAGGGAATATGCCGCGCACACGGATTTTAACGAAGTCGCTGTCTTCCCCGTAGTCATCAACCCATTTCTGCAACTGCTGTTTGTTAGTGCCTTCCACCGTCCGGCTGTCAATCTGCGCAGTTTTCCAGCGGTGTTTATATTTGCGGAAACATTCACGGAATCGCCCGGTATTACGCGTCGGGTTTCCGAACGCCACCCAGATAATCTCAGTGTCTTCGTCAGTTAGCGCACCTTCGGCAACTTCCCACACCAGATCCGCAATGTTCGACGCTTCATCGAATACCACGATGATGCGTTTGCGCTCGTTGTGTAGTCCGGCGAATGCCTCAGTGTTGTGCTCAGACCAGGGGATTGCGTCAGCTCGCCACCGCTTGTCGTGCCCAGGATCATTGCTGTACATCGCGGTAGCGGTACAGGTAAACCAGTCTTTCGTGATAGCAAGGTTCGACCACTTGATAATTTCCGGCCAGGTCTTCGTTCGTAGCTGGTTGTCGGTGTTGGCGGTCACCACGACCTTACAATCCTCGCAAGTGGACATGCCCCAGTTGATCAGCATTGAGATGAATGCGGATTTACCAATACCGTGACCAGAAGCACGTGCCAGCATAAGCGGCTGATATCGCGTCTCTGGATTCTGCAGGTGATCACGTATCTCTCGGAACGCATCGGCCTGCCACTGACGTGGACCGGTGGCATGTGCCAGTTCAGTACCCTCTTCCCCCCACGGGAACGCATAGAGGGCATAGCCAAGCGGATCGTGAGTGAACCCTGCAATATCCTCGATCAACTGCTCTTCAGGAGATAACGCTGTATCTGTCACTGATTACCATCCTGACGTTCTTTGAGTCGCTTCCTGGCTGCCGCTATGCGATCAGCGATTGTCACATTCACATTAACATCCATGCGTTCTTTGAACGCGTTGACGTCGACGTGCTTACCAATCAGTTCGAGGTTCTTCACCTTGTCAGGCCATTTAATTTTTTTGAGGATTGTCTCTATCGAATCCTCGTTCATGTTCATGATGGTCGATGACAGATCAAAGCCACTAAGCGTAGTGCGCCAGATTTTCGGCCACTCGCGGATTGGCTTAAGGCTCCCATCGTCGTTGAGGATATCAATCACGTCCATCTGGTCGATCTCCACCAGGCGCATGAGAACGTAATCAGCACTGACACGCATTCGTTTGTTGCGCTCTTCCATCAACTCGGCAATCCGTTTTTGAATGCGTTCATCGCGCATCATGACACTGGCTTTAACTGCCGCTGTATTTGGGGAGAATCCTGCGTTAATCGCTGCCTGAGTCTGGTTTTCAGGCGTTTTGATGTATGACTGACAATAAGCCTCCTGCATTGCTGTGAGCGGCTTAAATTGCGTTGATTTGCGTTTATAGGTTTTAGGTTCAGCAGGCATCATAACCACCGTGGTAATAGTTACCGTTGTGGTAATAGTACCATGCAAAATAAAGCCGCCATAGTTGGCGGCAGTATTCAAAGCCCATCAAATTCATCGTAAAAACTCTCGTCAAGATACCCTTCCCATTTACCGCGAATGAAAATTACATCCTCGCCGCAAGGGTGCTGACTGTCGATAACTATATCCCTCCTGGAGCAACCATACTTATGCATGAGAAATTTAATCTCTTTCGGAAAATTTGCTGAGTTATCTCTCATATCTTCAAGGTCGTAGCGTATTTTTGGCATAACACCTTCGTGACATGTCACACTATTAATTTCGTTTCATGCCAGCCTTTAGTCACCCAGCATTGCGAGTCACCATTACACGGGCATGAATTAACGGGAACTCTCTCGCCGCACTTACCGCAACGTTTTCTGCTGATCGATTTTATACGCCCGTGCACGCGTGCATCATCCTGGCGGATCAGTAACGCTATATACTCACCAAATTCGTAAGGCGCACGCCCGGGCGACGCGCGGCACAGTTACGCTCAAGCATTTCAATTTCCTGAGCATCAAGCACAATTTCCAGCTTACGCACACCAGATGCAGCTTGTCTGGATCTCTGAGCGGCTTTGCGCTCTGCTGCTGATTTAGCCATCAATATTTACCTTTATCGCGAACACCTTTACCGACTTATCGCCGAAGTGAGGATGTGTGATTGTCTTGATTTCATATCCGTCATACGGGACGTCAATTCTGCGGCTGGAATCGTCGCGCTTCGGATATCCCTTTGTGATAATCAGGCGGTCATACTCGCGGAACATAATTCGCTTATTCCAGTAGTCATTACACAGGCGATACTCTTCCGTTTTCTCTCCGCGAATCATGGCATCGAAGAATTCACCTTTAACGGCAAGTTGCAGGTTAGCCACGGTTAACCTCCTGCGGCGGTTCCGGTAGCGGCATCCAGTGAGTTACGTCATCCAAGATATTTCCTGATAAATACGTGAAAGCTCTATATTTTTTGTAATCAATTGGATTTACAACCCAGTTCCAATATGCGGCCACGATTTCACCTTGACTAAATGCCAGTAACATTTTGGTGTCTTCCGGCATTCGATCACTACAGCTTATCCAACCACCCGGAGTTACCGGAGAGTTGCCCGATGGATCGTTCAACTTGCAAGTTTGGCTTACAGGTTCGGCTTCCAGTTCTGCTATGCGCTTTTTTGCTGCTTCCAGCTCGCCAAGCAGCGCCAAGACGGTAGCCGGATTGGCTGCGGCGATGAATTCAGCATTGGCCTGCTGTTCCATTTGGAAATCTTCATCGAAACCGCTTTCTGGATGCGCTCCTTCAATTTTGCAAATGGGAATATATCCAGCAACTTCACGATGAATTAGCGCATCATCACCATCAAATCGGCTCTCTCCATATTCGAGCGACCACTCGCCACACGTTGCTTTTTCTGCCTTAGCACGCAGTGCCTGATTGTCAATCTTGCTCATTGGATGACTCCTTTACGAAGCTGTTCGGCGATATCTTCGAGAACGCCATCAGAGAATGAGCGATCAAAATCGCCTTCCGGCGCATTAGCCATAAACTCAGTAGAGGTAAGAATCATCCGGGCAATATCAGCGGCGTTCTTCGCAGTATCATCAATAAAACCAGCTTCCCAGGCAGCCAGCATTCTGTTCGCCACAAAGTAAGCGCCTTCCTTGCGTGCTTCAGTCTTCCCTTCAGCCAGGAAAGCATCGGTGACTGGCATATTTCCTGTTGCCTTCATGGCCTCCAAAATAACCAGAACGCCATCTCTCCCTACCTCCTCGCAGATAACCTCGGTGTTGTCGCCAACAACATCGCAGAATGCCTGAACTGCTTTACGAGCAAGTGCATTCTCCGCCGCCAGCGCATTAGCACGCGCCAGTTGCACTTCCAGTTGCGTTGCCAAATCGCTGAGCAGCTTTGCCACACTACGCATATCAACGGCACCACATTCTGCTTTCAGTTCCGAAGCCATCTCATGCCCGGCGGCAACTAACTCTTTGATATTACTTTCCATCTTTACCCTCGCTTATCCACATAACTTATTGATTACATTGATAACTAAAAAGATCGTCGATTCAGAACTCTTCGATGTTCCAGCCACCACCTGCTTTCTTTGGTTTAACCGTTACCCCGATGATTCGGAACGGATACTGATCTGCGGCGACTTTGGTTTTCACCCTGGCGTCGTCGGTCCAGAAACCTTTCACTTCGTGCAGTTCCATCTCTCCGGTGGCGAGCATCACAGCGAAATCGGGCGTATAAAACGTGTTGTCAGCCAGCCGCAGCTTGATACCCTCAAATCGATACCAGACGATTTCTCCTGCACGTTTACGCAGCTCAAGGTGCTGGCAATACGCAGATTCTGTTTTGTTCATCTGGCCTGTTTTGAGTCGACCAAGAGCCTGCATCTGTTTTCTCATGATTTACCCCTTAGGTAATTAAAAACCACATAAGACACGAAATCAATAGATTTTAGAATATTTTATTACCTCTAAGGTAATTATCGAGACGTAAAAAAATGCGCTATCGCGCTGGTATTACTTGATAAATCCTGACGCCTTTCCCCGCCTGTATTCCTCCATCAGCCACTGCGCCGGTGTTATTCCCCCAAGGGTGGCGGCGTTAGGCATGCACCCGAAACTTCGCCCTGGTGGATGGTAAACGTCTCTCCCTGTGTCCGGAGGCGTACTCATGGGTTCTGGCTTTGCCTGTATGCTGATCACCGGATCGGGTATCTGCTGTCCGGAAGCCACCTTTTTCGCCCAATCATCGAGCAGCCTGCGCGCGTGTTTCTCAACCTCAATCTCGCTAAGCTGGCGCTGATACATTGCACGGCGGGTATCACATACGACCCAGTACATAACCGGATGTCGCCACGGGAATCTTTCGGGACCACCAGGATATAAACTTTTTTCCTTGCTGTACCGGTGAAACTCCGCCATCACATCGTCAATGGTGACGCCAAGAACCATCTTGCTGTCTTTACACCACTTGATGAATTGCCCTGGCGACGGCCAGAACGGAGACTCACTGGCGCGGGCGTGGCGCATACCAGCAGAAACCTGTTCACGGGTTCGGATCCCCCCTTCGGCAAACGCAGCAATCCACTGCTGTTTTGCAGCAACTTCCTGCTCTGGCGTCTTCAGGTTGGTTACCACTGCCGCCGGAAACAGTTGTTTCAGCTGTTTGAAAAGGGCATCAACAAGCCTCTCTGCTGACATGTTCACCACGTTGTCATTGTTGGTGTACTGATGCTCATAACCTGACATGCGAGAAAGGGCTTCTCCGTCACGGTTTTGTATCGCGGTAAAAACGTTGTTCACAAGAAATCCTCCCATGCTTCAGGGCTGTTCCAGTGCGGAACGTTGTTATCAGGTAATGTTGATTGCTTCTGTCTGCTAATCTGCAGCCGCCTTGCCAGCTTCTGCTCCCACTGTGCCTGATGGTATGCCTTACCCTCAGCCATCCAGTAAATTCTGAACTCTGCAAGTTCCTGTGCCGTTGGCAGACTGTCCAGGTAGATCCCCTGCAATGAGCTTTTCCGAAGAAAGTCATCTGATGGCTGCCATTGTTCATGCATGACAAATTTGCCTAATTGCCCTGGCCCACCAGGAGGAACAAAGTTATTCATCACGGCGTTGTTTGCGCCGGGGTCATGATGCACAGAATCCCCGTTTTTTGTCCTGCTCTCCCTCTCTTGGTTAAATGACTGGTTATATGACTGGTTCTGGATCCCGTTTTTGGGATCATTCAACATCCCGTTTTTGGGATCATTCAACATCCCGTTTTTGGGTATATTCCCGTTTTCGGTAACATTACCGTTTTCGGGTTCATTACCCCCTTCCCGGTTGCCTTTAATGTTCCCGTTTTTGGTTATATTAAGAGAGAAAACCCGCACTCTTTTCGTCGCTCCCTTTCTCTCTCCGGTATCTGAAATAAGCCCCATTTTCATGAGTGATATAAGCCCGGCCTGCACGGTTTTTTTATTCAGGCAAGTGTCTTTAACGAGGCGTTCTATGCTGGGGTAGCAGAGGTTATATTCATCGGCTCTGTCAGCCATCGAGAGCAGTATGAGCTTTAATGACGAGCTACCTGGATCTGTCTCCCAGGCCCAATCTGTTGCATGTCTGCTCATGATTAATCTCCGCTATCAGCTTGAATGTTGTGGGGAGGAATTAATCATGATCTGCTTAATCTCTGCCCTGATGCGACGGTTTGATTCCATGGTGCACTCAACACAGTGTCCGTTGTAAACCCAGCGTTCACTGTCATGTCCGTGCTTACATGTTTTTCCGGTGTAGTAGCGTTTAAGTCCGCGCTTTGCGGCATCAATACGTGTAATGATTTCCATGGTAAGCCCTGTTATTAGTATTGGGATTACGGTCATTTTGTGCTGACACAAAAAAAAGATCAACCAGATTTGGTTTTTTATTACCTTTGAGGTACGAATAGATATGAAAAGACCGCCGGGTGGCGGTCTACAGAGGGTTGTGGCTGGATATCATGAGTAGAAGAAGTATGCCAGTTCTGCTTTTGAGCGCAGCCATTGTCTTGTTTTACAGGCTTTAAAAAGCCCATTCATCAATACTTTACCTGGCATTTTGCGCTTACCTGTTAAGTGAGTCTGGATATAGTGACTCGTCGTTCCGGCTTCCTGTGCGAAGGCTTCACGCTCATCCGGAGTAAGTGCAAGCCAGTGCTTTTTGAAATCGAAATGTCCGTTATCGCTCATAGCTATTGCCTGATATTTATTTCAGATAATAAATATTCACCCATAAGGTAACAAAAATCAAGGATAGTTACCTATGAGGTGCATTTACCTGTTGGGTAATATTGCTTTAAATTGAATCATCTACTGATTCATATATGAGGCGATTTTCCAGAAAATGAAAAGTATCCAGGACGTCCGCAGGCAAAATCTCAACGACTTGATCGACCGTGAATTCAATGGTGTTCAGACGCGGATGGCAGAAAAACTTGGAACTCAGGCAAATCTGGTAAACCGCTGGGCTCTTGGCAAGAAGGTTATCGGCGACCAGGTTGCGCGAAAAATTGAAGCTGCCGCCAATAAACCACGTAACTGGCTTGATATCGATCGCTCGCTTTCTCAGGAAGGTTTTCAGCCTGTCGGCCCAAGCGACATTGGTCAGCTGGCGGCTCACAACCTGGAACGCTGGATGAGCGAAAGCCGCGACCTTTCAACACAGGGAAAACTTCACCGCGCATCCGGCGTCGCCCAGGTGACAATCAGCCGCCTGTTAAACAATGAGGTCAGCGTTTCCATTTCCACCCTGGAGAATGTTGCATCCGCATTCGGGCGTCACGGCTATGAATTACTGATTCACCCGCACGACCCTGCGACCATCAACTATGACCGCTCGCGCTACGCATTGTTACCCGAAACCGAGAAAGCAAAGATCGAAAGTTACATTGAATTTGTCATCAACCAGAACGAAAAAAACAAACAATAAAATCATATTTTTCAGTAAGTAAGCCGCCTTATGGCGGCTTTTTTATTGCCCATGAAATTACCTTACGGGTAATTTTTTTAACTCATATCTATTGACATCAAACCAAATACGAATAATCATTACCTCAACGGTAACAAGCCGAGGTAACAAGTTATGCAGTGGAAAATCATCAACGGTTGGTACTGCGTTACTGCATGCGGATTCATGAGCTGGAAGTTCCGCACCTTACAGGAAGGCATTAAGTGGGCTTTCGTCAGCAAAGAAGCTCGCGATGTGGCCAACGATAACGAGATATGGGAGGGCTGATAATGAACGTTAATCAGCAGAAAAATCTTCAAAAAATCATGCTGGCATTCGACAAGGACTACCGCCTGTCAGAACAGCTATATGACCGACAAGTTGAACTGATCGAGAGCATCCGGCTTCATCAACTAGCCTCAACTTTCGACGCTGTAACAGGTAAAGGCGTTCGCCAGGAAGTACTGGAGGCCGCTAAAGACAGTCCAGAGTTCGAAGAACTGATGGATTCCTACCGGCGCGAGGCAATGGCAATTATCGCCCGCTGGGATCTGGCTGATCAGCTTGATGGACAGAGGGACGCGGCATGATGCGGAACGCTGGAATCATGGATAGAACAAAATACATCGGAGGAAGCGATGTTGCAGGGATTCTTGGAATTAGCCCATGGCGCACCCCGCTTGAGGTTTATCTGGATAAGGTACAGCCACGTGTCAAACCAGTAGACCCAAGCAAGCAGAAAGTTTTCACGCGTGGCCAGCGTATGGAGCCATACGTAATAGACCTGCTTTCTGAGGAAACAGGGATGGAAATCGTTCATCGCGGAAACCGCTATATCCACCGTGATTACGATTTTATTGCAGCTGAGATCGATGCAGAAGCAGCGTCAGGCGAGAACATTGAGATCAAAACAGTTAGTCCGTTCAAAGCCAAAGAATGGGGAGAAATCCAGACAGATGCAATTCCTGTGCATTACACGGCCCAGGCCATGCACGGGTTGATGGTTACAAACAAACAGGTATGCGTTTTCGGTGTGCTTATCGGTGGCGACGACTTCCGAATCTATCGGGTTGAGCGTGATGAAGAAACTATCCAGGCAATCTTAGAAAAAGAAATCGCTTTCTGGGACCGAGTGAAAAATCTTAACCCGCCGGAAGCTACCAGCGTAAGCGATATATCGCTGATGTTTGAGAAAGATGCCGGGACAAGTATCGAGGCTGACGGAAAGGCACTCGCACTATTCAACGATCTACGAGACATGAAGTCACGCAGAAAATCACTGGAAGAAGAAATAGCTATATCAGAAGAGAAGCTGAAGATGTACATGCAAGAGCACTCAGTCCTGACCCTGGACGGAAAGCCGCTCTGCACATGGAAATCTCAGATCAGCAACAGATTCGACCAGAAGCTATTCCAGTCAGTACACCCTGAGTTATTCGAAAAATTCAAAACAACAACGACACAACGCGTCTTCAGAATGAAGTAAGGAGAAAAAATGTCTATCAATGCACTTAAGGCAGCGGCTACCGGTAACCAAGTTGCACATCATAATGAGAAACCAACAACTCTGGCCGGACTTCTGGCAGACCCAAAAATTAAAGCTCAGATGGCTTTGGCACTTCCAAAGCACATGACAGCAGACCGTCTGGCGCGCATAGCAACCACAGAGATCCGAAAGGTTCCAAAACTTGCATCATGCGACCAAGCCAGCTTCCTGGGGGCAATTATGCAATGTGCCCAATTGGGTCTTGAACCAGGCGGAGCTCTTGGACACGCTTACCTGATACCGTTCGACAAACGCCAGAAAGTAAATGGAAGATGGGAAACCGTATCTACAGAAGCACAGCTGATTATCGGCTATCGCGGAATGATTGACCTTGCCCGCCGCTCTGGGCAGATCCTGAGTATCTCGGCTCGTACCGTACATACAAACGACAAATTCAGCTACTCATACGGCCTGGAAGAAACGCTCGAGCATTTACCTTGCGAAACAGGTGACCGCGGAGAATTAACGCACGTTTACGCCGTTGCACGACTGAAAGATGGCGGAGTCCAATTTGAAGTTATGAGCCGGGCAGACATTGAGAAAGTTCGTGCACTGAGCAAAGCCGGTAGCAGTGGCCCATGGGTTGATCACTTCGATGAGATGGCTAAAAAAACAGTAATTCGCCGACTATTCAAATATCTTCCTGTTTCTATTGAAATGCAGAAGGCTGTTGTTATGGATGAGCGCGCTGAAGCTGGACTTAGCCAAGATAACGCAGCTGTTATCACTGGTGAATATTCCGTAGTTGACGATGAGCGTCAACACCTGTCGCCAATTTCAGATTCAGAACGAGAAGAAGCTCGAGAATATATCATCGCGATACTTAATAGCCTGGATCCATCTGCTGAAGATGCAAAAACGATGTTCAAGCGCGCTGAAAATGAGATTAACACCATGGCTGAAAAGCTCGGTGATGAATATCACCAAAAATTCATGATGACGCTTAACGATATGCGTCCAGAATTCGAGTAACCACCACCGCGGCGCCACACGCGCCGCACTGCAACCAAGAGAGGTATTTATGAAAGGTGCATTAGGTAAGAAGGAACTCCTGGCGGTGGTGCCACTGTCATGGAGCACTATCGATCGTATGGAGCGCGCAGGGGAATTTCCTAAACGCTGGTATATCACCGATAAACGCTGCGCATGGAACCGTGATGAAGTTGAGCGTTGGCTTGATGAACGTCAGGCAGCAAGCCCGGCAGAGTTCCAGGGTAAAAAACCTCCTGTTCAGCAACGTGTATATCGTCCCGTGAGCAACGCGGCATGAGTGTGCTGCTAAGGCACTGGAGCAAATGGTCAGGATGGTACTTATTCCTGGCCTCTGTTTCAGCATGGCTTTATCTGCTGGCATTAATTTTCAGAGAGGGTTGGATTAAGTGAGAAAGTTAAGCCGACTTGAAAAATATCACATGAACAAGGTTTCAATGCGCAGTCCGTCAAAGATTGTCGCCGTTACTCCTGCGGCGATAGAGATCGAAAAACGCGCGATTGAAAGAGAGAAAAAAGGGCAGTTCCGCATTGCCGCTCACCTTTGGCTTCAGTGTATGGATGTTGCTTCTGGTGATGTTGAGCGTGCAAGGATCGCGGTTCGCAGGGACCAATGTATCACAAAAGGTAACGGCCTTCGCCGTGGCGACTATAGCGGCATAGGATGTTGTGGGGTGGTTTATGACTAAGAAATACACACTAATCTATGCAGATCCACCCTGGGTATACCGGGACAAAGCCGCAGATGGTAATCGCGGTGCCGGTTTTAAATATCCGGTTATGAGTGTGCTGGATATCTGCCGCCTTCCTGTGTGGGATTTGGCCGATGAAAACTGTCTGTTGGCCATGTGGTGGGTGCCAACACAACCACTCGAAGCACTAAAAGTTGTTGAGGCCTGGGGATTCCGTCTGATGACCATGAAGGGATTCACGTGGATAAAATGTGGTAGTCGACAACCAGATAAACTGGTTATGGGTATGGGTCACATGACTCGCGCCAATAGTGAAGATTGCCTGTTTGCAGTAAAGGGAAAACTACCTACGCGCATTAATGCAGGGATCGTTCAGTCATTTACCGCACCGCGGCTTGAGCATTCAAGAAAACCAGATATCGTTCGTGAAAAACTTGTGCAATTGTTAGGCGATGTTTCTCGCATTGAACTGTTCGCCCGCCAGTCGTCTCATGGTTTCGATGTTTTGGGTAATCAGTGCGAAGACCCGGCAGTGCAACTACACCCTGGATACGCGTTGGATATTGCCAGATTAACAAATGCATTCAGCAATGCTCCGCTGTCACCAACAGACAACCAGGGGCGGGAGCGTGCAGCATGAACAGGGCATCACCATCAGATTTAAGGAAATGCCTTGAAACTGCAAACATGCTTGCACACAGCGGGATCAGGTTTGTTCCAATTCCCGCTGTCACTGATGCTGAATTTGCAACACTGTCAGCAATATTCACAGATAAAATTGAATCACTGGCAGCAGAAGCCGAGATGGAAGAAAATCAGCAGAATAATTAAACGTTATTCCCCCGCCATCCACTTCTCAAACTTCGACGGGGAGAACGGAATCAGATCCGTATGCTCCCCGTTAATCCAGGAATCAATCATATCGGCCCACTGCTGCAACATGTAGGCGCGCTGTCTGGCGTATTCCGCTTTGTTATATACGGCGCGCACACCTTTCTGCTCATGTGCCAGAGCCTTTTCAATCCAGTCTGAAGGATAACCAGCCTCATGCAACAACGTACTGGCTGTACGGCGCATATCGTGTACGGTGAAATCCTGAATATGCTCACCATCTTCATTTATTATTTTCACCGTTCTGTCGATCAGAGAGTTCAGCGCGGCATTAGATAATGGCTTCCGGAAATTGTAACGACCAGGAACCAGATATTCACTTCCACCAGCGCACATCTGCAACCCGACCAATATATCCTGAGCCTGTTTAGGCAGGTAAATAACATGCGCCCGGCTTCCCTTCATGCGGTCTGAAGGAATTGTCCATGTCCATTTTTTAAAATCTATTTCATCCCACGTTGCATTGGTGAATTCGCCCTTACGAACCATAGTGATAAGCACCAGTTTTAAAGCCATTTTCATAGTGCCCATAGCACCAATGGCATCCAACGTGCGGAAGAACAGGCCAATTTCTTCTGGTGTCAGTGTTCGCTCTCGTGGTTTAAATATGGCGATAGACGAAGGCTTAATGTCAGCCGCAGGATTAAACAAACCATGACCACGGTCATTGGCGTGACGGTATACGCTGCTGATGATCTCCCTGGCCTGCACTGCTGTTGCCCGGCCACCGCGTTCGACAATCCGGTCACACAAATCACGAACCATCGATGTGGTAATTTCAGCCATCATTTTGTTGCCAAGAACCGGAAGTATGTCACGGTCGATCACTGCCTGCTTCATTGCGCGGGTACTTTCAGCCAGGATGACGTGTTTCATATAACTGTCGGTATGTACCGCAAACGTTTCGGCACCACGAATCTTTTTGATACCGTCACGTTTAGCCGCAGCCGGTGACTGGCCTGCTTTAAGCAGCTTCTTTGCAGCAATCAGTTCTTCCCGCGCTTCTGCCAGGCTGATACCGTCACGCCCATACTGCCCGATTACCAGTGTTTCGCGGCGACCGTTGATACGGTAGTCATAACGAAATGAGACCGTGCCTGACGTAAGCACAGCTACATACAGCCCGTCACGATCGGAGACCTTGTACAGTTTGTCCTGCGGCTTGAGGTTTTTTAATTTTGTATCGGTAAGCAC